GGCGGGCTGAGTGGGCTGATATTGACCTGTCCGCCGCGATTTGGCGCATTCCCGCCAACAAGATGAAAAAGTCGAGAATGCACGTCGTACCATTATCGTCTCAGGTCGTGGAGTTACTCAAAGAGCTACACACGCTTACGGGTAATGGGCGGCTATTATTCCCAAACAGCAAAAGACCTGACGATATGCTGTCAGCGACAACAATAAATCGTGCTTTAGAGTATATGGGGCTGACAATTTCAGGTCATGACTTCCGCGCGACACTCGCAACCAATTTATCAGAGATGGGCTATGATCATGAGCATATCAAGTCTCAGCTTGCCCACGCCAAAGATAACCAAACCGATGCGGCATATTTCCACGCAAAATTCATCAATCAACGCCGCCAAATGCTGCAAGATTGGGCGGACTTTGTAGATTCACTTTGAATCGAATCTTAAAAAGCCATCTAAATTTCAGGCGGACTTTGTTATTTAAGTTGTTCCGCTAGGTCTGCATATAATCAGCATTTCTCAAAATAAAATCCCATCATTCAAACGATGGGATTTTTTTATGATTGAAATCGTGCCGGTAAAAATATCCGAACATTTCGACGAAACGCGCAAACTGTCGGCGTTACATTGGCGTGAGACAGAATCGGAATTTTCCGACAGACCGCCTGAACTAGACATCCAAACCTATCAAACACTGGAGGCGCAGAACCTGATTATAGCTTTTGCCGCCGTGTCAGACGGCGAGATTGTCGGATATGTTTCAGGCTTCCTATCTCGCCATCCTCATTACGACCAATTAATCGCACAACATGACCTGCTTTTCATTCATCCTGCACACCGTACAGGGCGATCAGGTTTGAAACTGATGCGTGAATTTGAGTTGGCGGCAAAGGCAGCGGGTGCAAAAAAAGTCCTGTATCACGCGAAGCCGGGCAGTAATTTTGCGAAATTACTGGAGCGGCTCCAATTTCATCAAGAAGAAATCATATTTCAGAAAGGTTTGTAATATGCCAGCAGCTATACCAATCGCCTCGCTCATTGTCAGCGCAGTAGGCGTCGGCGCCTCGATTTATCAGGGCAACAAACAAGACGCGACAAACCGCAATTCAGCCAACCAAGCAAAAGAAAATGCCAAGAAAGCCCAAGCTCAGGCCGATATTGACACCAACCGCGCCAATCAAAAACAAACTGACGCGCAGTCTGTTTTGAGTAAGCAACAGCAAGATGCAGCAGGCACAGGCTCAACCATGCTCACAGGAGTGGGAGGTATTGACCCAAACAGCCTGAAACTTGGTAAGCAAACTTTACTGGGCGCTTAAAAAATGGAAGACCAACGCAGAAATATTTACCGCCGATGGGAATCTTTAAAGACGGAGCGTTCGTCTTGGATGAACCATTGGCGGGAAATATCAGAAAACATCTTACCGAGAAATGGGCGATTCCTTGATGGCGATTCCAATAGCGGCGGGAAGAAACACAACAAGATTTACGACAACACCCCAATCCGCGCACTGGATATTTTATCCGCTGGGATGATGGGCGGCCTTACGTCGCCGTCCCGTCCGTGGTTCAAACTAGCCATGCACGACGACGAGATGAATCAATATCACGAAGTCAAAGAGTGGCTGGCTAAAGTTGAAAACATGATGCTGTCTGTGTTCCAGCGTAGCAATATTTACGGCTCGCTTCATTCCATGTATCAGGAATTGGCGGCATTTGGAACGGCGGCCTGCATTATCTTACCCGACTACCAAGACGTGATCCGATGCTACCCGCTAACAATCGGAGAATATGCGGTTGCAACTAACTGGCGCGGTGAAGTTGATACGATTTACCGAGAGTTTGAAAAAAGCGTTGTCGAAACGGTTGAAGAATTTGGCATTGAGAACGTCAGCGAATCGACGCGAAATATGTATGAAAGCAAGAAGTACGACCAAAAAGTCAAAATCATTCACGCCATCGAACCGCGCCGAGAACGAGACCCAAGTCGGAAAGATTCGAAAAATATGCCGTATAAGTCGGTATATCTTGAAGTTGGCGCAGAGGACGGGAAGGTTCTTCGTGAATCCGGCTTCCTAAAATTCCCCGCAGTCTGCCCGCGATGGGATATTAGCGACAACAACGTCTATGGCAACAGTCCGGCTATGACCGCATTGGGCGATGTCAAGCAGTTGCAATTCAATCAGCGTATGAAATTGCGCGGGATTGATTATGCAGTCAACCCGCCAATCATTGCGCCGACGAGTATGAAAGGGCAATCGGCTGGTTTCTTACCGGGCGGAATCCTGTACCACAACGGCGATGAACAGGGTGAATCAATACGGTCAGCATTTAATGTCAACTTGGATTTAAACCCGCTGCTTGCCGATATCAACGACGTTCGGCAACGGATTCAATCCGCTTTCTATGCCGACCTGTTTTTGATGGTATCCCAGCAATCTCAAAATATGACTGCCACAGAGGTTGCAGAGCGGCACGAAGAAAAAATGCTGATGTTAGGTCCAGTGCTGGAGCGCCTACAAAATGAACTTATCGACCCGCTAATTGAAATCACTTTTTCCGCAATGGTTAATGCTGGCGTTTTCCCGCCGCCGCCTGACGCCATTGCCGACCAAGATATAAACGTCGTTCTCGTTTCTATTTTGGCGCAGGCGCAACGTGCAATCAGCGTGAACAGCATAGACCGCTTTGTCGGCGCGATTGCTTCTGTAGCGCAAATTAAGCCCGATGTTTTAGACAATCTGAATGGAGACAAATGGGCTGAGATATACGCAGATTCGCTTGGTATTGACCCGCGCATACTGACAAATCCTGATGATGTGGTTGCGATTCGTGAACAGCGTGCGCAGCAGCAGGCAGAAGCCAGTCAGTTACAACAAGCGGAACAGGGGGCAAACATCGCGCAAGCATTAGCGCAGGCGCAAGGATTATCAGAATAAGCCCTGCATATAATCGGGAGTGGAATATATAAAATGAATCACGTTGATTTTGATGAACTGGAAGCCAAGAAAAAAAATGACGAGTTGCTACTCAAGCAACAAAGTGAAGATTTTGAATGGCTGATGTCAGATAAGCGCGGGCGACGTATCGTCAGAAACCTGCTTGAAAATGCTGGCGTGTGGCGGTCAACGTTTAGCGAAACGCCCACCATCGCAGCATTTAAGGAGGGGCGACGTAATCTAGGGTTGCGCTTACTAACTCTTATTGAGCAGACAAAAAATTTCCATTTAATTTTAACCAAGGAAAGTGAAGATGAGCATTGAAGAAAATCAAGGCGAAGTAAACAACGAAACACCGGGCGCGGAGCCACAAAACCCGCCTGAAGAAACTTTACTGGGCGCCGCTGGCAATCAAGGCGACACCCCGCCGCCCGAAAACAACGAGGGCGATCAGGGTAAACAAGAAGCAACCCCCGAATCTGAAGTTCCCGAAAAGTACGACTTCAAAGCCCCCGAAGGCATGGAGTACGACCAAGAAACCATCGATATTTACGCCGAAGCTGCCAAAGAGGCGGGAGTGTCTCAAGAAAAGGCTGACATCATCTTGGGCAAAATTGCCCCGCATTTGGCGCAACAACAAATTAAAGCCGTTGAAAAAGCAAGCGCAGAATGGGAGGCAGCTTCACGCGCAGACGCTGAATTTGGCGGAGACAAACTGAACGAAAATATGGCGGTTGCTGCAAAGGCAATGGAAAAGTTCGCTACACCTGAACTGAAAACATTGCTGAACGAAAGCCGACTTGGGAACAATCCCGAAGTTATCCGCTTGTTCTACCGTGTCGGCAAAGCCATCTCCGAAGATGGTTTCGTATCGGCAACAGGTGCGCCGCAAACCAGCGACGCCCGCGAACTTTTCCCAAACACCAAAAATCTTAATCCATAAGAAAGGAAGTTAAAACATGGCAACCTTGAACTCACGCCATCCTACACTCGCAGACGTTACTGCCCGCTTGGGTCAAGACGGCAAAATCATTCACAACATCGCCGAGATTCTCTCCGAGAAGCATGACGAACTGGAAGATATGGTCGTCGTAGAAGCCAATGGCGTTACCGAGCATACTACTACCGTTCGCGGCGGCTTGCCTGATACCGCATGGCGTCGTCTGTACAAAGGTATCCCGAACAGCAAATCAACTGTCGTTTCTGTGAAAGATTCGATGGGCGAACTGGGCGCACGCGCTTTGGTTGATGAAAAATTGCTTACCCTGAATGGAAATTCAGCCCAATGGCTGATGTCAGAAGAAGCTCCGTTCATCGAATCAATGGGTCAGAAAATGGCTGATACATTGTGGTATGAAGATGGAAACATCAATCCTGAACGTTTCATGGGTTTTGCGCCACGCTTCTCGAACAAGTCTGCCGAAAATGGTCGAAACATCATCGACGCCGGTGGCGAGGGTGCTGACAATGCCTCTATCTGGCTGGTTGTATGGGGTACTGATACCGTCCATTGCATTTACCCGAAAGGCTCAAAAGCAGGCTTGCAAAAGAAAGATATGGGTATCGTTACCGTCAATGACGACGAGGGCAACCGCTACGAAGCCCACGAAAGCAAATACGTTTGGGAAAATGGCTTGTGCGTCCGCGACTGGCGTTACGTTGTCCGCATTGCGAACATCGACGTGAAGAAACTGGATAAGACACTGAAAACCGGTCCTAACCTGCCTGAATTGATGGTTGATGCTTTGGAACTTGTTCCGAATCTGAAAGGTCGTCCGGCGTTCTACATGAACCGCGATTTGCGCCGTGTGTTGCGCGCTCAAATTGCGGCAAGCGCAAACCACACCATTACCCAGCGCGAAGTTGGCGGTAAATTGGTAACTCATTTCGGCGACGGCGAGGGCGTGCCGGTTCGCGTTACCGATTCACTGTTGTCAACCGAAGCTCGCGTGAAATAAGGAGCGACAAATGATTATTGATTCTTTACTGGAACTGTCCATCAAACAAGCCGTAACCACGACTGCCGCCTCAACCAACGTTGTTGATTTTGGTTTGAAAAATCCGAATCTTGGCAATGGGCCATCTCCGTTGTACGCCGTATTTACTGTCAACGAAGCATTTACAGGCGGTTCGATGATTATCATCCTGCAAGATTCTGAAAACAACTCGATCTTCACGAGCCTCATTACCAGCGTATCCATGGCGGCAACCGACCTGAAAGCGGGCGCGCAATACGTCATGCCTTTACCGGTAAAACACCGCCGATATATCCGTGCCTATTACGTCGTCACAGGTTCAATGACAGCAGGCAAAATCAATGCGGCAATCGTCAGCGGCTTGCAAAACAACGAGCCGATGCCCGAATCTCGTAAAGTATGGAGTGGCAAAAAATAATGAAAGTAGTAGCTATCAAACGCGGTTTCTACGGTCAAATCCGTGAAGAAGGCGATGCCTTCGAAGTGGAAGACGGTCTGACTGCATCATGGTTTGAATCTGTTAACCAAGAAAACCAGCAAGAACAGACCAAAGAGCCGGTAGGCGGTAAATACGACAATCTGACAAAAGAGGAGCTTAAGGCACTCTTAGACGAGCGTGGTATTAGCTATCATGGCAACGCAGGCAAAGACGTCCTGAAAGCCTTGTTGGAAGAAAGCGACGAAGCATAAAGAAACACAGCAAGGGCGGGAAACCGCCCTTTTTTAATGGATGAAAAAATGTCTTCAGTAATCGATATTTGCAATTTGGCATTAAGCCATATCGGGCAAGCGGCAGACGTATCAAGCATAGACCCGCCTGAAAACTCAATCGAAGCGGAGTATTGCGCCCGATTCTATCCGATGGCTCGCGACACATTGTTAGAGGCCTACGCATGGGATTTTGCATTGAGGCGCGAACCGCTCGTCGCTTTGAAACATAATTCAAAACAATGGCGGTTCTGCTATGCGGTACCAACGGAATGCCTGCAAATTATAAGCATATTTCCTGAATCGGCAGCTAATGATATTGACTGCCTGTCGGTCAATCATACCCGCGAAACAACAGCGGACGGGCATCGGATTATTTGGACAAACACCGAAAATGCGATGCTTCGCTACACGCAGCGCGTTCAAAATTCTCATCTATTCACCCCCGTTTTCACTATTGCGCTATCTTGGAAACTGGCGGCAATGTTGGCAGGCGCAATCATTAAAAGCGATACCGGCGCGCAGTATGCGGCAATGTGCGAATCACAAGTGCAAAGCCTGATTGCGCAGGCGAAAAATAACGATGCGCGGCAATTCTCACAACAAATCGAATTTACACCAGCAGCAATATTGGCGAGACAGTAATGGCAAATACACGACTTTTACAGCAATCCTTTATCGGCGGAGAAGTTTCGCCAAATATGTTTGGGCGTATTGAAGACCCATACTATCGGAACGGGCTTTCCGAGTGTCGGAACTTTGTTATCCGTCCCGATGGTTCGGCAGAGAATCGGGCGGGCTTTGAGTTTGTGAATGTTGCGCGTAACGATTATTCCAAAGCACGCTTGATTCCATTCCAGTTTTCAAACGACCAATCCTTTGCTATTGAAATGGGCGTAGGATACTTTCGTTTTCACACCAACGGAGCGACGTTATTGAGTGACGATGGGCAGCCCTATGAAATATCAAGCCCATACAATGAAAATGAGATTTTCGATGTTCATTACGTCCAATCAGGCGACGTGATGACGCTTGTTCATTGTAACCATCTCCCATGCGAACTGCGTCGTCTATCCGCGAAGCAATGGGAATTTAAACCTATTACTTTTGGCGCGGTGATTGAATCGCCCAAAGGAGTAACGGGTCAAGCACATAAAGGCGGAGATGCTGGAAACCCGAACAAAGTCTATTACGACACCCAGTATTGCGTAACGGCAATCAGTAATGATGGCCTAAATTCAGAGTCCGAAACATCTGAAATCGTCACCATCAACAATAACATTTTCGTCACAGGGAATCATAATCGCATTGAGTGGAGACCGGTTGCCGGCGCAGGGCGTTACAAAATCTACAAACGCACAAGCGGCATTTTTGGTTATATCGGGCAAACAAACGAACTGTACTTTATTGATGACAATATTGCTGCGGATACATCAAGCACACCGCCGATTTACGACAACATCTTTTTGCAAGGCGGGATAGATTCGTTTGTTGGTGTGAAACCGATCGCAATCCCAAATTACGGAAAAATTGTTGCCCCGATACTCGAGAGCGAAGGCAGTTATCCAAAATTGCTTTCAACTGCTGGTAACTATGAAGTGTTTACCGGGACTCCGTTTGATACCCGCATCAACAGAATAGAAGGAACTTACACTTATAAAATTGAACTTGAAGACGAAACAGGAATCGGAGCCGTCTTGTCGTTAGCGTTTTTTGATTATAAATTAAAGAGTGTGAAAGCTCTAAGACCGGGAAGTGGCTACACCAATCCCAGACTGAAGATTTACAGGAAAAGGACAGGCACCGCTGACGAGTGGGAGGAATACACAAGGAATATTTCCCATGCCGCAATTAAATGGAATCTGTCTCAAAGCTTCTCAATCCTGATCGGAGATGAGGAGGGGGGAGGATCAGGCGCAACAGCGAATCCGATTATCAGAGATGGGCAAATGGTGGATGTATTAATAACGTCTCGCGGTTATGGTTACAAAAAACCAAACATGATTCTGAAAGGCGAAATCTTCTCACAGAACATTGAATTTGAGCGAGCCGTTATAACCCAGTCTTCTTTCCCGTCTGCCGTTTCATATTTCCAACAGCGGCGTGTATTTGCTGGCACTAAAGAAAAGCCGCTGCAAGTTTGGATGACGAAGACCGGGACGGAAAGCAACCTAAGCTATTCCTTGCCGATTAAGGATGACGACCGAATCTCTTTCAAACTGGCTTCGCGCGAGGCGAGCATGATTCAACACATCGTCCCACTCAATAAGATGATTCTCATGACGGGAAGTGCAGAATGGAACGTAAACACCCTGAACACTGACTATCTGACACCATCGTCAATTTCAGTATCGCCGCAGTCCTACATCGGGTCGTCTATGGTTCAGCCAGTTATCGCTAATAATTCGCTGATTTATGCGGCCGCTAGAGGCGGGCATATCCGTGAACTTGCCTACAACTGGCAGGCAAACGGCTACATCACAGGGGATATTTCCATACGTTCAAGCCACTTATTCGACAACAAAAAAATCGTCGATATGTGCCTTCAAAAATCGCCATTCCCGATTGTGTGGTGTGTGTCGTCTGACGGCACCCTTTTGGGGCTGACATACTTACCCGAACAGAGTATCGGGGCATGGCACAAGCACGACACGGACGGTCATTTTGAAAGTGTAACGTCAGTAACTGAGGGAGAAGATGATGTTCTTTACGCCATCGTTCGACGCAATGTAAATGGCAGAGATTTACGGTATGTTGAACGGATGAAACAGAGAAGGTTCACTTCCACGAAAGACTATTACTTCATGGACGGCGGTTTGACTTATCGCGGGGATCCCGTAAGCACGG